AAAAACACTTTAAGCGTCTTACCGTCATCTTGATATAACAATTCAACACTTACGCCATACTTAACTATAAGTCTACCGGTTTCATCGATTACTTCAAATCGACTAACACCTTTATCGCGAATGCGTCGATCTTTAGTAGTCATGATACCGTATCCTTATTTAACGATCGATTCGTAAAGATCTTCAATCTCTTCCTTCTGCTGTTGAAACTGAGCAAAATTCTGTTTATGATAGATCTTGGCTAATGCATTGATATACTTCTTATCGATATCAACATCATCAACCAGAGCATTAGCTGCTTCTTTTTGAAACTCACGTTCTGCATCAATACGAGTCATCGAATTCGACATCTCTTTCATGCAGTCTAATACCTTTTTACGATCTAAATCGTTACTCAGCATTAACATCACCTGGTTCTGTAGCTGCCGCAGCTTCATCTGCTGCTGGTTCTGCAGGCTTATTTGCTTCAAGGAAAGCGTTGATTCGATCACGGGCTCCGCCCACTGCTGTAAGTTCTTCTCCACGGAAGGCTCCTCGTGTTGATGCCACGTCAATAATTTGGATACAAGCTTGTAGATCATTAAGACCTAGCTGAATTGATTCAGCTGCTGGTGCTTGTGTTTCAGTTTCTGCTGCCGCAGTTGTTTGTTCTTCGCTCATGATTATTCTCCGTATGATGAGTTTTTCTCTAAAGCAACCCAGTATTCTACAGGCTCTTTAGTGTTTTTAAAGTGTGAAATTAGCTTTTTAGTGATAGCTACATCATAGTCTCCATTTGCAAACTTAAAGTTTCCGATATTGAACACTAGGCGAAAGGCTTCCTCTTCACGAGTAATGTCTTCCAGTTCGATCTCAAAGCTATTTGATGTAGGATCATCTACATCTGTAACTACGATTGACGCAGTGTTCTCACCGGCTTTACCTGTGATTACTGCAGTATTTATACCTAATGCAGAGGCTGCTTTACGAATTGACGCCATGTTTTCTTGTGTCAAAGTAAATGCAACTTCCGTTGAAGGCATAACAACATCCTTCGAAGGAGACGTCAAGATAGACGGTTCCGAGAAGAAGTATTTAATTGCCTGACGTTCTTGAGAGATACGTACAGACTTAAACTCGGGATCAAAGGTCAACTCAGGATCTTCGAACATTCCGATTGCACCTAGGAACTCATGGAGATCATAGATACCGATTTGTGCAGGGATATCTTCTACAATAGTTGCAGACGATAAGATGGTTTTTGACTCAGACATTGTCTTAATCACATTGCCAGGATTCAGAACGATCTGGCTGTTGATGGCGGCAAAGTTCTTGAGAGCGCCAATGGTTTCATTCGATAGTTTCATGATTTCTCCATAATGAATAATATAGGTTATTATACCACAGTTTGAACTGTTTGTACATAGTTATTTTGAATTATTTTCTTTATCAAGAACATATAATCCGATTAGCGTATAATGCAGCATCTTAAATAGATCTTTGCGATGTTCTTCAGGTGTACCTTTCTTGCCAAAGCGGTCAAGGTACTTATCAACGTTTCCAAGCATGAAACCCATGCCATTGCCACGATCAATAATAACTTCATTAGCCTGCAGTTTTGTTTGACCATAATGTAAGCCATAAGTAGAGTCCACGTAATCCGCGAACTCTGCTATTAAGTTATCTTCATTAAATTTATAATCCATTTAATCCTCTATGTTGTTTGATCGAGTGCAGTATCTAACATATCATCTATTGAGATATTATCATTTGCAGTTATCTCAGTATTAATGCTTTCATCAATCATAGCATATAGATCTTTGAAAGCTTCTTTAGTATCAGTGTCAAAACGACTAATGCACAAATCAATAGACTTTGCACGATCTTTAAAGATTGCGAATGTCTGTGTGATATGACATAGGCGACGAGTTGAGATGATATCGTCTACTCCGCCATCAGCGAATGTCTTGCGAATAGTATCAGACCATTGTACAAGACGATCCGCAAAATCTGTATCTAAGCAATCAAACTTACTCATGTGCTTAAGAACAATCTTCTTCTCAGTAGCTAGAGTCGGATATGGCTGCTCAAGTGTAATAGTGAAACGCTCAAGGAAAGCTTCATCAATGATAGTAGCAGCAATAAAGCGGCCATCTTCTGAACCTTGACCTTTAGTGTTTGCAGTAGCAATCACATTGAAGCCGTGCGCTGGCTTGATAACTTCGCCAGTCTTTTTGATCATGATAGGCTTGCCTTCAAGCACACCTTGTAAACACATGATCTTATTAGAACCACGGTCGATCTCATCGATCAACAGGAGAGCACCTGCTTCCATAGCCTTAATGACAGGACCTTTAGCGAAAACGGTCTCACCATCAATAAGACGGAAGCCACCGAGCAAATCATCTTCATCCGTTTCGGGAGTGATCTGTACTCGGACGTACTGACGGCCGGAGCTAGCGCAAGCTTGCTCGACCATGGTTGTCTTGCCGTTACCAGATAAACCAGTAACAAACGTTGGATAAAATGACATAGACTTTACGATCATTTCTACGTCTTTTGAGTGTCCCCATGAAACGTAATATTGATCGCTAGAAGGTACGTACACTTCACTATTGATAATCGATTGTACACCAGACGGCAAATTGTTTACCTCTTTAGTTGAGATTTGACGCAATGGTATTACGACAGATTCAAGGTTATATACACCGCGGCGTACTTTAGGGAATGACGTAGTATACTTATATGCTTCGCCGTCTTTGATACCAAGCTCACGTGCAATAGCAGTTACATCTGCTGGACGGAATTCAGTTCTATCTGGGAAACGAGTTGCCAGAGTGTTAGTTAGTGTGTTTTCAATAAAATTCATAATATAGTTTTCCTTTAGTTTACGTATTCTGCTGCATTAACAATCAAAGCATACCAAGTATATGCAGGACCTTGACCTAAATCAATCCAGCCTGCTAGGAATATACCCATAGCAATACTGCATATGATATCAGAAGTGTTCAAAGCTTTTAGTTCATTCAACATAATATAATCTCTCTCATTCAATTTATGTTACCATTATACCACAACTGCACGTGTTTGTACACAACTATTTTGTAAGATATTGTAAATAGTTGTATACTGTGATATAAATGTTACGCTACTAATGTAGCAAACTGAGTAGCAAGTACTTTGTTTCCTTTCTTAGAAGAAGTATGCTTCTTAAATGCCTTTGTAATCTGAGCTTTAGTAGCTGATGCAGCGTGATCAGTATCCAAAGATAACTCTTCGGTATTAGTGTTCAGCGCTTTGCCATTCAATAAGAAGTACTTATCATATCCTAGCTTATCATCAAGCGAGATAAACTTATTGCTGTTATATGATTTACGTGCATTTGCCATCATGTCAGATGAACAAGGATTATTTCGATGTGCTCTGTACATTTGATTTTTCCAGCCATATGCATCAGTACACACATAGAAACCGATAGTAGTTACACCTGGCGTCTTTTTAAGTTGTGTTAACAAAGCTGGACCTAAGTCATAACGATCTTGCGCTTTTACAAGACCGCTATTCATACGAATAGAATAACCATTGCGCCATGTAGATGAAGGGACAATGTTATCTTGTGCTACATCATTGCTATATGTTTGTAACGAATCGCCATCACCGTCAGTTAAGAATACTGCGTTAACCTTTTGAATGTTATGCTTAGCTTTAAAATCAGTTATGATATACTCAGCACAAAGAATAGTTTCAAACAATGGAGTTGAACCTAAATCTTCAAACCTAGACATTAATGGTGTACGGTATGAATAGTCAAGATCCATAGATTGACGCAGTAGTACCTCACGAGCATTTTTAATTTCAGCACGGTTTAGACTAGAAGATATCAATTCGAAAACACCGGTAGTGCAGTCGTATACATTTCCAGGAAATTCAGTTACACCGCATATAGTATTCTGTGAAGTGAAACCGTATACAGCGAATGGGATATTCACTTTAGAACAGAAGTCTACAAGCGTTAGTGTTTGACGAATCACCTTACCGATGACACGTGACATTGAACCAGAGTAATCAATGAACATTACCATACCGTGAGACTTAGCATCAGCAAGGTTAGTAATACGAGCAAAGATATCATCATTAAATTTATAGCTATGAAGCTTATTCACGTTGATAGCGCCTGAGCGTGAGGTTTGAGCACGTTGCAAACGATACGCAGCTTTACGCATTTCAAACTCTTTCGACATAATAGACACTATAGATTTAGTGTCTTGCTCAAACTTAGCAATGTCAGCATTAACAGTATCTGATCCATGATACTCAGATGTCGTCATAGCCCTATTATAATGCACATTTGATTCGCGTGCTGCTTTGACGTCAGCATATGGTATCACCATACGATTAAGCTGTTCTCTATTAATACCATTCGCATATAAAGATTGTTCACCTGACACATTAGTATCTAGTAACTTATGCTCATTATTTCTAAAAGCTTCGTCAGTTAGTACACGATCAATATCAGTGTTTTCATCTTTACTTACGGATTCTGTTGCTTCTTCGTTTCTACCACTTTGGGAGACTTCATTTTCGTCCAATTCTTCGGAATCTGAGGATGCTTCTTCTGAATCTGATTCAGTAGAATCTGTATCCGAATCATCCGATACTTCGTCTTCATGGTCTGAAAAATCCATTTCAATTGGATCTTGATTTTGTTCATTTTGTTCCTGTTGGTCTTTCATAAAAGAATATAAGGCTTTACATGCTTCGATAACATCTTCCCATGTTTCAACAGCCATAACTTGATTTACAATTGGTTGCTCTTCAGCAGAATAAGTGACTTCAACCAGATCGCGACACTTTGCTTTAAGGTTGATACGATCAACCAAATTGCGCGAGGAGAGATCGGTGCCAGCGACCTGGAAGAAATCTTCCTTATGCAATACTTTATAGCCTCTTTTAAAAGAAGCTACAAGGCCAGGATACTGGCGCTGCACAAGTTTCTCAATACGTACGTCTTCAATAACGTTTACGTATGAACGCGGAATGCCTGGGACTTCTGACGTAGAGTCATGCCATCCTTCAGGCGGCGTGTATAAAGCGTGTCCTACTTCGTGGCCGGTCAGTAAGTCATATACGTCCTTGCCACGGTCTTTCCATAATGGTAGACCTAGAATACGCTTTTCAACATCAAAGAACGCAGTGCGGAAATTGCCATGCTGAACTTCGATGTTCTCTTTAGCCAATAATTTGGCTAAGGTTGTTTGTGATGAACTAATCATAATGTCTCTCCTCATTGATTATGGTACCATTATACCACAGTTTAATAAGGATGTACACAGTTATTTTGTAAGATTGTGTAAATAATTAGCTTATTTTTGAGAAATTATGCTCTTTAGTGAATTCAATCTTAGATCTGAATTTACCATCTAGCAAATCACCCTTATGTGATATAACAAATACATTACTATCATCTTCAAGTGTACCAAGAATCTTCATTAGATTGTCTACACCATCATGATCAAGTGACGAATCAAACGTTTCGTCTAGCACCAATAGGTTTGTAGACGTTGAATTCTTCATACGTGCAATCTGACGCCATGTGAATAACAGTGCCAAATCGATACGCTGCTTCTCACCTTCAGAGAATGACGCATAGTT